TGTGTTCATGCCTGCAGGAATCATCCTAGCCGGGGCATTTATGATCGCTTTTGCTGTAGCAATTGAGAGGAACTAACGAATGCTAGGCGGACTCTTCGGGCGCAATACTTCGGAGGAGCGATCGATCTCGTTCCAGACTATCTTCGCGTCCGGCGACTCGCTTGCATTGACGACAAACTCTGGCGTCACAATGAACCAGGACGAGGCGCTGAAGCTCGGCACCGTCTACGCCTGCGTCCGCCTGATCGCTGATTCGATCTCGACGCTGCCGATCGACACGTTCCGCCGCGATGGTACGGAGCGGGTGAACTATCCGCGCCCGGTGTGGCTCGACTTGCCCGAGGTCGGCATGTCGCGGACGACGCATTTCTCGCAGGTGCTGATCTCGCTGTTGATGAACGGTAACGCCTTCATTCGGATCTTGCGTGACGATCAGGGCATCGCTGGGCTAGTCGTCTTGAACCCGCGCAAGGTCGAAGTGCAGCGCAACAACGTAACCCGCCGCGTCGAGTATTCGATTGACAATGGTCGCGAGATCGTTCCACATGATGAGATGATGCACCTCACCGAGCTCTTGCTTCCGGGCGAACTTCGGGGACGCAGCCGCATCGATCTGATTCGCGACACGCTCGGGCTGGGTAGGGCGCTCGACACCTTCGCCCAATTGTTCTTTGGGCAGGGCAGCACGCTGGGAGGCGTGATCGAGTTTCCGGGCGCGTTGACGCGCGAGCAAGCCAAAGACCTAAGCGACTCATTCGAGGAGCAGCACCGATCCGTCCGCCGCTCCCATCGCCCCGGCGTCCTATTCGGCGGCGCGAAATACAGTCAGACCTCGGCAGCGCCTAACGAGGCGCAGATGTTGGAGTCTCGTCAATACAGCACCGAGGAGATTGCACGCGCGTTCCGTTGTCCGCCGGCGTTGCTGGGCGTGACGACTCCCGGCGCGATGTCGTACGCATCGGTCGAGATGAACGGCATTCACTTTGTGACGTATTGCCTGCGCCCGTACATCGTCAAGATCGAGGATGCCTACAGCAACCTGATCCCCGGCGATGCCTTCCTGAAGATCAACGTCGACGGCTTGCTACGCGGCGACCAGGCTAGCCGATACGCATCTTTCTCGACTGGCATCCAGTCCGGGTTCCTCTCAATCAATGACATCCACCGGTTAGAAGACATGCCGCCGGCGGATGGTGGCGACGTGTACCGCGTGCCGCTTGCAAACGTCGATCTTGCTGCCGCGAACCTGACGGAGTTGGAGAAGAAGACCTCGATCGCCGTGAAGCTCGTGCAGGCTGGATTTGATCCGTCGGCCACCCTCGCATCGCTCGGCTTGGACGCCCTGCCGCATACAGGCCTCCCATCCGTGCAGCTGCAAGGCATCGCCCAAGTCGACCCCGAAGATCCAGCGGCGGCGTATCCGGTGTCTTCGTGACGATGACGACGGCGCAGATTAGCGTGACAACGGCGGCGACGCTTTTGTGTGCGCCGGATGATATGTCGCAGCGCGTGACGGTTCATAATAACGAGTCGAGCCAGCAAGTTTTTCTTGGCGATTCTGGCGTGACGACTTCGACCGGCGTTCACCTAGACGGCAAAGAGGAGCGTCAGATCACCCTCAATCCGGGCGAGGGATTGTGGGGGATCGCGGCGAATACGAACTCGGTCAGCGTGATGATCCAGAGGATGTAAGGATGCCTTACTTCATTAGCGACAAAGAGCCGACCTGCGCGGGATGGGCGACGGTGAAAGAGGACGAAGGCGGGGAGCTGATCGTGATTCATTGTCACGGCACCAAACAGGAGGCGATCGATCAGATGGTGGCGATCTCGCTGAAAGAAGGGCTGGAGCCGGGAGGCGAACGCGCGCTCCCCGAGAACTACCGTCCGGCACTCGCCGAGGACGTTCCCGAAGGGCGAGCCTGCGGCAACTGTCATTTCTATGATGAGTCGAACGTGCAGGGCGACAAGGCTTGGTGTGAGCGTTGGGACGAGTACGTCAACGGCGCCTATTATTGCAACGCTTGGCAACCTCACGAAGACGACGCCGACGACGCGGGCGAGGCGTATCGCGCACCAGCACCAGCCGAGGACCAGATCACCGGCTCGGACGCAAACGATCCCGGCTCGGCATCCGGCGCCGGCGGCGATGTCGAGTTAGGCGCGACGACAGAAACGGCGCTACGCAATAAAGTCACCGAACACAACGACGCGATGGAAGCAGATGATCGTCCGGCGTACACACGCACAACCTTCGGACAACTCGCTGCCGTCTATCGTCGCGGATCTGGCGCGTATTCGACCAGTCATCGTCCCGGCATTTCGCGTGCAGCCTGGTCGATGGCGCGCGTCAATGCTTTCCTGTATCTCTTGCGCCGAGGGCGCCCGGAGAATCCTGCGTATATTTCCGATTTTGATCTGCTGCCCGAGGGGCATCCGAAGTCGACACGCGAGCTCGACGCGCGCGCGGTCGATCTGATGCTTCCCGAATACATCATCGAAGCCGCCGCGCGAGGCTTGGAATATCACGCCGCTGGACTGTCTGGCGATGGGGTTGTCGATCGTACGATCCGCGAGGCTCGCCTGATGGCTGACGGCGAAGTATCCGAAGACAAAGTAATCAGGACGAACGCATGGGCGGCTCGGCACCTGGTCGATCTTGACGCCGAAGATAACCGTGATCCCGAGGCTGAGGGATTCCCCGGCGCTGGCGCGGTCGCTTTCTATTTGTGGGGGATTGACGCGCTCGACCCGCAGCCGGCGATCGACTGGTTCGCTCGGAAAGCCGAAGCGATCAAAGCCGAGGAAGGTGACGCCATGCGCGGTGCTAACATTCAGCCTATGACTACTGCCGTCGAGACACGTCGCATCACCGTCAACGAGTTCGAGTTACGCGACCTCGGCGAAGGCGACGGAATGGCTTTCACGGGCTACGCTGCCGTGTTCAATTCGGATTCTGAGCCGTTGCCATTCATCGAGCGTATCGCTCCGGGCGCGTTTGCCAATTCGCTGGGATCGCGTAACGAGATCAAGATGTTCGTCAACCACGACACGACGCGGGTGCTGGCGTCGAAGCGTGCCGGTACGTTGCGACTGTCGGAGGATGATTACGGCTTGCGTGTTGAGGCTGATTTGCCACCGACGAGCGATGGGATCGACCTATCGATCCTCCTAAAAAGGGGGGATGTTGATTCAATGTCTTTTGGATTCAGCGTTCCGAGCGGTGGCGATTCGTGGTCTGCGGATGGTGCGACGCGCGAACTGCGCGAGGTCCGTCTTCACGAAGTCAGCATCGTAACCGCATACCCGGCATATAAAATGACCAGCGCTGGCGTGCGTAGTCTCGACAACCTTGCCGCCGCGACGGGTGCCGACGCGGGTCTGCTCGATGCGGCGATCACGAAACTAGAGGCCGGCGAAACGCTTGACGAAGATGCTGCGATGCTGATCGAGTCGGTCGTGCAGAAGTTGCGCGCCGACACGACGATCGGTGACGAGGCGAAGGCTTCGCTGGACATGAAGCGTAAGCAGCTCGATCTTTTGTTCTCGCGCGTCTAACCGCGCTTTCGCGCTGTTACTATTTGGGTTGTCTGATCTGCGGAGCCGCGGCAGGCGCACCCGATGCGGAGCCGCGCGGGACATCCGTACGACCAACACTTTTGATTCTTGAAAGGATCACCCTGATGTCCGAATACCTCAAGCGCCAGACCGAACTGCGCGCTACTGCATGGGAAGAGGCGAAGAATCTGCTTGACGCAGCTGCCGCCGAGTCCCGCGACCTGACCGCCGAAGAGAACGTTATCTACGAGCGCATCTCTGAAGACATGGACAACCGCGCTCGCGTCATCGAGCAGATCACGAAGGACGAAGAGCGCGCCCAGCGCCTCGACGTTGCTGCTGCCAGCGTCCGCACGGACGAGGTTGCACCTGCTGGTGACGACGACGATGCCGAGGCTATCCGCAAGCTTGCTCGCGGTGAGGTTCGTTCAATCGACTTCGAGAAGCGCGACGTGCTGACTTCTTCGACGGGCAGCCCAGTCCCAACTTCATTCTTCCAAGAGGTCCTGCTCAAGGCTCGCTTGGTCGGTCCGATGTTGACGACCTCGACGATCATCACGACTGCCGGTGGCGAGAATCTCCAGATTCCTCGCGTGAACACTTACTCGGCTGCGACGATCGCTACTGAAGCCGCTGCGATTGGCGAGAGCGATCCTGCATTCTCGGCCTTCATCACCATGACCGCGCACAAATTTTCCTACCTCACGCAGGTCTCGCGTGAGATGATCGAAGACTCCGGCGTGGACATTCTCGGCTTTCTTGCCGACCAGGTTGGACAGGGCATTGGCTTCAACGTCAATAACTTCCTGACCGTCGGTACTGGCACAGTCCAGCCGAACGGTATCGTTACCGCTTCGACGCTCGGTGTCACTGGGGCCACGGCCACCAGCGGTGCCTTCACAGCCGATAACCTGATCGACTTGGCATATTCGGTAAACGGGGCAGCCAGGATGTTGCCGGGCGCTGGCTTCATGATGAACGGTGCCAGCATCGGCAAGGTTCGCAAGTTGAAAGATACGGCCGGCAATTACGTTTTCGCGCCGCGCCTCAACGAGAACACTCCCGACACCCTGCTGGGCTTCCCGCTCTACGAGAACCCGGCAATGGCAGACACGGCCACCTCGGCCAAGTCGGTCATCTTCGGCCATCTCCCGAGCTACTACGTTCGTCAGGTCGGCGGCATCCGTGTCGACAGCTCGACTGACTTCGCGTTCTCGACGGATCTGGTCACGCTCCGCACGATCCTGCGCGTCGACGGCAACCTGCCGCAGACGAGTCACGTGAACCACTTCATCGGTGGCGCATCCTGATCAGTAGGTAGAATGGTGGCTACCCGGCGATTCGTGCCGGGTAGCCACTATTTTTTTTGGACGGGGGAGCATGTCGAATCGCGCGATGCGACGCCAACAGGCGAAGCACACTAAGCCACCAGCACCACCACAAGCCGAGGGCGTGACGCGGCAGCGAATCCTATTCTGTTCCAACGCTCCCTTCAGCGCTACGGGCTATGGAGTGCAGACGGCGCAAGTCGTCACGCGGCTAACGCGCGATCAGCACGAAGTCGCGATCGCCTGCAACTACGGCTTGCAGGGTGCGGAGACTGTGTGGAATGGTGGCGTAAGGCTCTACCCTTGCGGCGTCTCCGGGTATTCCGACGACATCATGAACGCGCACGCGCAGCATTGGGCGCACGGCAGCGAACTGCCTAGCCTGGTCGTGATCTTGTTCGATGTGTGGGCGCTAGAGAATCCGGGGATCAAACAGATTCCAAAGATTGCAGCGTGGGCGCCCGTCGACCACCAACCTGCACCACCGAAGGTGATCGCGTGGCTGAAGCGCGACAACGTGATGCCGATTGCGATGAGCCGGTTTGCCGAACGCATGATGGCGGATGATGGTCTAGATTCGATCTACGTGCCGCACGCGGTCGAGGCGATCTTCCAGCCAACCCCATCGTTCGCCGATGCGGACGGCAAGATGGTCACCGGTCACGATCTGATGGGCGTCGATCCTGACCGCTTCGTGGTGATGATGAACTCCGCCAACAAGGGCAGGACGCCGGTCCGCAAGTGCTTCGGCGAGAACCTGCTCGCGTTCTCAATCTTTGCAAAGAATCATCCCGACGCGATGCTGTACCTGCACACCGAGGCGTCGGCGATCGCGACGGGCGTAGACCTGCGCGCTCTGATCCGCGGCTGTGGGATTCCCGAGGATCAGGTCTGTTTCGTCGATCAGTACCTCTACCGGATGAATCTGCCGCAGCAGGCACTAGCGGCCCTCTACAGCGCAGCGGACGTGCTGCTTGCGACCTCGGCTGGTGAGGGCTTTGGCGTGCCCGTAGTCGAGGCGCAAAGCTGCGGCACAAGAGTTATTGTGAGCGATTGGACGGCACAAACCGAGCTCGTTGGCGATGGCTGGGCGGTCGAAGTCCAGCCACTCTGGGACCCGTACCAAGACGCCTGGTTTGCAACGCCGATGATTCCGCGCATCGTCGACGCGCTAGAGGAAGCGTACGCTGCCGAGCGTGGACCGAGCCAGCAGGCCGTCAACTTCGCCGCCGACTATGACGCCGATGTTGTCTACGCTAAGTATTGGCGCCCCGCGCTGGAGCAGCTGGCCGCCTGGACGCCGACCGTTGCCGAGGTGGCAACGTGATCCCGGTTATGATCGTCCCGGTACTCGGCAGGTACGACCTGCTGCACCGGCTGCTCGGCACGATAGACGAGGAAGTCGGCGAGATCCTAATCATCGACAATGGTGACGAGCTCCGCCCCGCCGACCTCGCCACCTACCCGAACGTGAGGCTAGTGTCGTCCCCGTCGAACCTCGGCATCGCGACTTCGTGGAATCTGGGTATAAAGATGTACCCGCGCGCGTCGGGCTGGGTCATTCTCGGTGCTGATGTTTGGTTCAAGCCTGGACGCCTCGGCTTGTGGTTCAGCCGGACGGCTGCGGATCAGATCACGACGGGCGCGAATCCACCGTGGGCGTGCTTCCATCTCGGTCGCGAAGTCGTCGAGCGCGTCGGCTTGTTTTGTGAGCGCTTCCATCCCGCGTACTTCGAAGACAACGACTATGAGCAGCGCGCTGTCGCCGCCGGCGTCAAGATGTTCCATCCGGCAGTCGACATCGGCCACGACAATAGTGCTGTGCTGATGTCGTCGCCCGAGTTGCAGGAGCGGAATCGTGCGACGTTTGTCA